GAAGGGCAGTATTGCCGGCCCTCAGGAATAACATCACCGCAAACAACACAGGTATTATTTGCAGGGCGTTTTTTTTGTTCGTCTGCCTGTGTAGCAATCTCACCGGCACACGCCGCATATCCGGCAAGGTCAACAAAACTATCAGGGCTTGATCCTGTAGCTATTCTTGCAACCTTCAGCAAAGACATCATAACTGCAACGTCTTTTGCTTCAACGCCGTTAATGGGTAGCACCTGTGCAAGCTCAGGGTGAGCTGCACGAAGGTAAACGCTCCACAAAAGGCCTATGGTGGTAAAGTTATCCTCAGGAGTACCGTAGTCCTCCTGACGTTTACCGCAAACGCATTTTTCAGCGGCGGCAAGCACCTCAGCTCTATTCATCCTCAGCACCTCCTAAATCAGAATAAAGCTAAGCAGTGCCAAAACAAACAGCACCGCCACTGCTGCGAGAAAACAGTATCTCTCTTTGCTGTCCTTGCTGCCTACAATACCGAGGCTGAAGATAACGCCTAAGGCAATCAGGACTACCTGTAAAAAGATTTTCATACAAGCCCCCATTCCGCAAACTTCTCAAATCCACCTACGGACTTGATATAAGCTCTTGCGGTTTCTACAATCTCAGAATACTTTTTGTTATCAACAGTGGTATCACCAATAGCACAGCACAAAGAAATGGTTTCTCCTGTTTCCTGAGCCTTTAGGAAGGCATAAATATTTACGGACACGTCTGCTTTTGAAAGGTCTTTTCCGTGTAGCCCTCCGCCCGTTACACTATCTGCCATATCAGAGCCAAGTTTTCTATTGGTTGCGCCGGTATCCACATCAGGGCCGCCGGTCCAATACCCAAGAGGATTGATAACGGCTCTGGGTGCGTGTTCTCTCAAGGCTTCTGTGTCAGCATTGCTTTGGCAAATAATAAAGCGGTCTGTACTTTCGTCAAGGATATACTTGCCGTCAAAAGGATAGACACTATACAAGTCCCTTGCAATAAAGGATAGAGCTTTCTGCTCATCCGTAAGAGGCACACCTTTGAAAATGCCGTTATCACCACAGCGTACTTCCATTGCCTGATTATTAGCAAGGTGGACGTCCTGTTTCACACACCTGAAATTAACCACCATTTCACTTGAGTTGGTAATTCTATGTACAGCCTGACAAACTTTTATGGTGTCGATATTAACCGAGGATTCGGCTATGATATAACAAATCCCGTGGCCGATCATAACCTCAATAGCAATCTTAGGGTTTTCTTCCACGGTGTAAGCAAGGTCTACAATAGCCCCTGCAATCCTATCTGCAATTTTATCTGGGTGAGCCGGGTTTACTTTTTCAAACATTTTCATTCTCCTTCTTTGTTTAGTAGGTCAATTAACCATTGTGAGTGGGCTTCTTCCGGCAAAAACAACTCAGCGAGTACGGCCATTAGCACGTTGACAACGATAGAGTTACCAGCTTGCTGATATAATTGTTTATCATCACAAACTCTTGCCGCACGGTGAAAGTCCTCGTCATCGAAGCCCATTAAGCGCCAACTTTCAAGCGGAGTGATAACACGAAACATATCACCGGGCAAACGCACAGCAAAATTATCTAAATGGGTTGTAAGGGTACAGCTTATAGAGGTGTCAGTTTTGTTTTTCACTTTCAAGCCCCCCCTTGCATCTCTTTTAGTCTTGCATTTGAGTAGGTGTAGTCGATCATTTCAAAAGGTTTTGTCAGGTCAACAGCTTTGCTGCAAACTTCTCTTTGCAAAATGCTACCTCTTAAATTTTCGGTCCTATCCAAATGAGGAGATACTAAAACCATTCCGCTGTGGTATTCACCAGCACCACGGGCGGTAAGTGTGGGAGATATAGAATTGTGGCCGTTTACACGTTCAAGGGGATTTTGCTGCGATTTCCAATTAGCGATCTTATACATTTTTTTTCTCCGTTAGGTAGTAATGCTCCGGCACTTCATCATCTAACAGATCGCCCATTGTTTTTAGCAACGGAATAGCTGCAGGAAACGTGTAAGCTTGCAAGCCCAACACAGATACCATTATGCAGCGTTTTCTGTTCTGTGGTATTCCATAATCTTTGGAGTTTAGGTCTTTCCAAAAATTTGTGTACCCCTTGCTGTTCAAAAACTCAAGCCATTTATCAAAGTGCGCTTTGTTCTTTTCACCGTGTACTTGTGGCACGTTTTCCATAAGCAGAATTTGAGGTAATTCCTTACACTCATTCAATAAGCGTTCTACCTCCCACAGTAGACCACTTCTTGTACCACTTCCTTTTTCCATACCTTTACCCTTGCCGGCGTTTGATAGGTCCTGACAGGGAAATGAATAAGTGAGTAGGTAATTGTAGTGTGCAGTATCGTATATACCTAAATCGCTTGCTCTTAGTTTTGTAATATCAGAAGGAGAAAAGTTCGTGTGGTGGACGGCGTTATAGGACTTAACGGCATCCTCATTAAATTCACATACTCTCCAGTGTTCAAAAGGCAGGCCCAAATTACTTAGCGCTTTTGCTTGACTGCCTATGCCGGCAAAAAGCTCTATAAGTCTTATGGGCTTTGATCTATTAAAAACCATACTAAACCACTCCTTCAAAATCATTTGCTGCCGAAGGATAGAGGCTTTTTAACAGTTCATGCTCGCACTTAGGACAGTAGTTTTTCCATTCTCCGTGTTCATCTTTAACCGTGGCCCAGCCACAGGATCGTAAATGCTCCACGGCATCTTCAAAGGTGTACTGTTCACATAGCTCTGCATAGCAGTTATCGCATACAGGCGTATAAAAGCCACCATCCTTTTCTATTGCCATACCTTACCCCTCCAAAATGCCGTCAAACACAATAGGCAGTTTTTTTTGCAGGGCGCGGAGCAGCGGTGTAGCTACCTCTCTCATCTGAGGGTGAGCAGCCGGCGCGCAACGTAGCTTGAAGAAATGACGCCACTCTCTGAGGTTAGCGGTCATCACAACCTCTGTCTTGAGGCTGTTAGGCAAAACAGCTCTTGCTTCCTGCGGAGTACAGCCCCAATCCAAAAGGCTGAAATAAGCCGCCTCAGTAGCCTCACACGCCTCTTTCCATTTGTTGTAGGCAAGAGTGTCAGGCTGGAGGTAAAAAGGCTCTACAACGGTGATCTCACCGCTAAAATCGTCTTTGGAGTAGTTGCAGTAGCGTGTACTCTCCTGACAGTAGGAAGCCAGTCTGTGCCTCACGATTTCGTGAGATACACCACGATCACAGATAAACTTTACTGTGATATTGAAATGCTCAAGGACAGCTTCATGTCCTCTCTTGATGATGCTCTGCACGAAGGTACGGCAGGACTCATCCGTGATTTTCTTTTCAGACTTGTAACAGGTACGTCCGCAAAGCTCAATGTGCTTCAGGATTGCCTCACTATCAACAGGAGTGAGGATTTCAAAGCCGGATGATACGATTCTCATTTGCGTGTACCTCCTACCTTAGCGTCAATGCAAACCACGATATAAAGAGCTACCAACAGATAACCCAAGTACAGGAAAAGCCAGTACCACGAAAAGTGAATTGCCAACACCACCGGTGTAGCAAGTATGCCGATTACGGTTACTGCGATAGCTACCATAGCTGCGATAATGAGCGTCAGCTTCAAAAGGTTTATATAATTCGTTTTCATAATAAGATTGCCTCCATTTAATCTTTTTTGAAAAATGTACCTACCCAGCCTTCAGCACCAAGCGGTAAGCCCTGCGCCCACGGGATAGGCTGTGCCATAATCTCCACAACGGATTTAAGCATTGTTTCATTGTCTGCATAAGGGGCTATATCAATAACCACCTCATCATGCACGTGGAATACCACAGGATAGCCTGCTTCTTCCAAATGGTCTATAGCCTGAGCCAGACAATCACGGGCTATAGCCTGAACGCAGTTCTCCACCAGCTTACCGCCGTAGGTTTCAATGCGTTTCCACTTCTTAGTGGTCTGATCCATACCCATATAGGAGATAGAGGGATTGCCCCAGCGATTCTCACCAATAGCAGGATCAACATAATAGAGTTTTCGTCCTGAAGGGAGTAGAATTGTCAGGCAAGTAGTACCTTGCACACAGTCATACTCTCTTGCAACGGTGCAGCATCTTACTTTGACAGAGCCGCCATAGTTGATAACCTGAACGGCTGCACTGTCAAAGGCGTACCACAAATCACGGATTTTAGAGTTAGCTTCACGCCAGCGGTTTACAATGTCCTGTACCTCTTCGTCCGGCAGGTCTGCAAGCAGTCCGCCAGAGTCCATGTTACGCATTGCACCAACGCCGCCCTGATAGCCTAATGCCAGCTCAGCAACCTTGCCGCGCTGTCTTAGAGCGTACTCAGGATTACCCTTTTTAATAAGCTCAAGGGGAACACCAAACATCTGAGAGGCAGAGGCCTCATAGATTTTGCCGTGTGTTCTGAAAACCTCAAGCCGCCACTCCTGATCTGCAAGCCACGATATAACACGGGCCTCAATAGCGGAAAAGTCCGCATCTATTAAGACGTGTCCCTCAGGTGCGACAAAGGCAGTACGGATGAGCTGTGAGAGGGTGTCATTCACTGAGCCGTATACTACCTTCAGCCCGTCAAGCTGTCTGTGTTTTACAAGCTGACGTGCAAGGTCCAGCGGCTCTGTGTAGGTGCGTGGTAGATTCTGTACCTGCACCAAACGCCCAGCCCAGCGCCCGGTGCGGTTAGCGCCGTAATACTGTAAGAGTCCTCTAACTCTGCCGTCAGGACAGACGCACTCCTCAATGGCGTCATATTTTTTCATAGAGGTTTTACCCAGCTCTTGCCGGATAGCAAGCATACGGTTTACCTCATCACTGTTTGCATCACGGTTTAACAGGCTGCTTACAGTTTCTTTACGAAGGTTAGTGATTTCTTCTCCTGTCTGCTCCTCAAGCCACTGTGCAAGCTGTTTTACGCTGTTAGGGTTGTACAGCCCTGAAAGCTGAATAGCCTCCTCTTTGAGAGAGGTACTAACAGTAGCACCCAGCTCCAAAGCACCGTGTACAAAATCCATATCCACCGCAACGCCTCTGTCATTGATAAGTAGGTCCGTTTCCCACTGCTTTTGTACAAAGTCAGGTACGGGGAAAGCTGAGAGCCTTGTATCAATTTCCATTTCGGCCACAACGTCCTGTTTGTTATACTCCTTAAAGAGCGCCCATTTTTCAGGATCGTGGTGTGGGTAGTTACGTGTTCTGCCGCCGTTTGCCTTTGAGGGCTTGCAGGGACTACAGAAATAGCGTATAAGGGCTTTGCCTGTATTGAGCTTCTGTTTATCCTCCGGCAGTCCTAAAGCCCGTCCTGTAGCCTCCAAGCCTGCTGTATATCCACAATACAGGCCGTGGAGCATTGTATCTCTCCACTGAGAGGGCGGCAGCTTAAAACCAAAGTGCTTACTCAGACAGCCCCACTCAAACGGCGCGTTATAGGCGTGTGTGGTATACTCAGGGCTGTAGATAGCCTCTATAACGTGTGGAGGGATCTTCTCACCACAAGCTAAATCCACCACGATAGGCTCAGCACCGTCAATGCTATAACCAAAAAGCAGTATTTCAAAATCAGGACTGCGTATGTATGCTTGAGCGCCAGCCTTTTTAATGTTGACACTTGAGTAAGTTTCAAGGTCAATATTTAACTTGTGCATACGAATTACCCCCCCGTTACTTCTTTTTCCTAAGCCTCTGGAGCTTAGTGCTGATAGCATATTTGATTATGTACCAGCACTGCTCCAGAGCGCCTACTTTTCGATAGCCCATTACATAGGCAATCCCGTAATGGGATTGATAGCCGGTGCAGCCTGCGCCGCAGGTGCAACGGGAGCAGCGTAGTTAGGCTGAGCTACCGCCTGTCCCACGTCTGCAAAGTCAGATGCAGCAGAAGCGCCGCCACCGAGAGGCTCACCCTCACGGGTTTTCATAACGTTACCGAGGCCACAGCCTACGCCGGTCTTGCGGTTTTTGTAGCCGTAGAAATTGAGGGTAACACGGGCATACATACCGCTGTAAATGTCCTGAGGAGCAAGGTCAACATTGATATTGCTAATGTCAACCACACCGGGCTTCTGTTCGCTGGAAGCGTTAAGCACCCAATGGCCTTTGCACTCAGGGCTGTAGGGAGTACCGGCGTCAGGCTTTACGCCGTCGCCGTCATGCAGGATCGGTGCAAAGTTAGGACGGACGCCGCCCCACTTTTCATTGACAGCCTTCTGAGCTGCCGCTTCGATAGAGTTCATAATGTCCTGCACGGTTGCCGTGTCGGTCTTAGGGATGAGGAGCTGCACGGAATACTTAGGCTTGTCGCCGGGATTCTGTGCCTTCGGGGTAACGAGGTTTACATAGGACAGGCGGACTTCGCCGGTCAAAACCTTAGTAGGGATATTCTGATACATAAGATTGTTCTCCTTTTATTCTTTGATTTCGTTTGTGTCTTTGTTTACAGGGGTAACGGTTTCGTCAAAGCCGTCAACCATAGCGTTGATTTTCTCCAACAGTTCCAACGCTTCTTTTTGCTTAGCACAAAGCTCCTCTGTGTGATCCTGCTCAGGATTGCAAAGTTTCTCAATTTTCTTTGCAAGGTTGTCCTTAGCACGTTTCATTGCCATAAGCACACGCAAGCCTGTTTTTCTTTCTTCAGGCATACTGCTGTTGAGCAACATATCACCGAGCATATCAATAAACATTGATTCTGCTTCATGCTTTGCTTTTATCTTGTTAAGGTCCTCCACGGGGGGGGGTATTAAATAAACTCATAATCTTTGCCTCCAAATTTTGATTTATAAATTGTTGTGTAGCTCTTTGTACCCCTCTGCTATGAGCTTCTGTAGTGCAGAACGGTCAAGTCGAGGTTGACGGATAAGATTGTCAAGCTGTTGGAATCTCTCACAGGCATCTTTGCACATCTGCAAATAGCCGTCAGCTATTCTCTCATTTTCCTCACTGCTTTCAGTGATCCATTTCAGCTCTTCTTTAATTTCTTGAACATATCCTTTGAAACAGTTAGCAGCGTCACGCCCTAACTTTTCTTCTAAAAGGCGTTCAAGGAATACATCTTTATCAGTCAATATGACTTCCATTGTGCCGTCAGAGAGGTAAACTGTTTCAGCCATTGTTTACACCTGCAAAGTCTGTTGCAGTGGAGCTGTACGGCTCTCTTTTATCAGACAGTGGTGCAAGCGTAGGCTTTCCAAGCGGTTTTGTTACGTAGCTTGCAAGGACTTCCTCAAACTTAGCTTTACCGAGGAGCTTTTCAACTCCTGTAAGAGTAATAGGTTTACGCTCATACAAGAGAGCTTCGTCATAACCAGCCTCAATAACCTTGCTGAAGGCTTCGTCCACGTTGGTAAAGGCTCTGTTACTCTTACCAGCAACAACTTTCCAACCGGGGATCTCCTTACCTGCGAGAATAGCAGTAGTTGCATAATCCTGAAGGTCTTTGTACCACTGTACAAGGCTTTCAGCTCTTACAAGCAAGTCTGCAATTTCAGCATCCGTAAGCATAGGCGGTAAACCGATAACGGCTCTTGCTTCAGGTGCGAGGTTAGCAAGCTCAGGTGCAGCCTTACCTGCAATAGCACAGTCCTTAAAATCCTCAAAGGCTGTGTTTTGGTCTGCTCTTGCACGGCACTGTGCCTTACCTCTACAGAA